ATCTAAAGGATACCAACCAGGAACTATTGCCTGTTTTAAATTAGTAAATGGCGACGAAGTTGTTGCTAAAATTGTCGACGCTCATTTAATGGGCTGGACGGTAAACAGACCTTGCACAGTTATACCAAGTCCACAAGGGTTAGGTTTGATGCAAAGTCTATTTTCTGGTGATATAAATAAAGATGTAGAGCTTAAAAAGGAGCATGTAATGATGCACTCTCCAGTAATTAAGCAACTAGAGGATCATTATTTACAGACTACTACTGGGATTCAAACTGTAAGCAAAGGTCCTATTGTTATTTAAGGACGGTTATGTCAGTAGTTAGGTTAGGTGATCTTTTTGGTATGGGAGGTATTGTTACTGTCCCGGCTAGTTCTTCGGTTACAGTCAATGGAAGACCTGTGGCATTGCAAGGAGCAGTGTATACTCCACATATTGGTTGTTCGCCTAAAAAGCCACAGCATTGTTTTGGTGTAATTTTCGATATACCTGCAGGAGTTACCATAGAAGGGCAAACACCTTTAACCAAAGGAGCCAAAGGAATTTGTGGTCATAGTCCAACTACAGCCAGTTCCGATGTATTCATAATAGGTGGTGGATTTGGTGCACTGGGCGCAGTTGCCGGCCTGGCACTGGGCGGAATTAATTTTGGAACATCGGATCTCGGAGGACTAGCTTCGGGCTTTGCTGATTTTGCAGCTCCTATTACAGACGGTTTAAGTTCATTGGGCTCGGCGGCAAGTGCAGCAGTCGGTGGAGGAATACTTGGTCAAATCGCATCAGGGGTAGCCACATCTACTGTCACTGGAATAGCAACAGGAACTGTCAACCGAGCACTAAATTAATTATGGCAACATCTTTTAACAGCACTATTCCTTCTCAATTTGCTGGAACTCAGCCTGCCATAGAGTCTGGCAATTTGAGTCCCCTCCAGCTGGCCGCGGCATATTATCTAAATCAGGGCATTGATATTCCTTTTTTTGTAAATGCAGCATTTGTAGAACAATTTAAAATTTTTTGTACCTCTGGCCAAGTTACTCCAGCTAACATTGCAGCCCCGGCTGGTGCTATTTCAGTGGTCAGCAGAGGCGATAATATTTACGTGCAAAAACCAGCAGTAGATTGCGGTCCAGATGACACTGATAGATATGAAGAACTATATATAGGAACAAGAAACATTATAGCACCAGACTCATGGTCTTTTGACGGTACATTAGTCAGAGGCGGATCAGTGGCAGAAGGTGCCGGCGGACCATGGGGCACTGGGGGACTAACTAGTCAAGATCCTACTCCTAACAACGGAGAAGATCGAGAACCTGACATAGTTTCAAATGTTTTTGCAACTTATGGTACATCTAATACTATCACTGTAAACAACGGAATATCATAATGCCTTTAAATACTCGTGGACTTACTAGTGCCGGTCCAGCTACTCCATCTAGCAGTGCATTACCCACAGACAACAATTTTTATTACGATATATCACTGCCACAAAATTCTAATATACCGTCAGTGAGCGGAGTTTATAATGGTAGTTTGTCAGCACAGGGCAACTTGGTTGCCATGCAAATAAGCACCGGCGGTCCAAAATTATTATTAGTTGACCCAGGCGGACGAACACCAGAGGACGGACCTACTTACATCAGAATTCCATGGTTAACTGGTTACTTTAGAGAATACTGGAAAGATCCTGTTTCGTGTACGTTTGGAGCAGACAGTGCTATACCTGCACTAACTGGAGTAATGCCTGCTAATAATATTATTCAGGGAAATGCTGTGTATTACACTGACTTACAGTTGACCAGACTGTCAGGCAGTAATTTTTGGAATAATTTTAAATTTATTAATAGTTTCAATCAAGTGCTAAGTTGGGTAACCAGCAGTAATTCTTACCTAGTAGCGTTAAAAAACAGTGAAGAAAAAAATCTTGAATATTTTAGAAGTAAGACATATTTGGAATTAACCACTCAGGGATTTTCTAATTACGACATTGGCAATGCACTAAAATTGGCAATTGGTAATATAGGAAAATTGATTCAAGACGTGCCTTCTGGTTATTTTGGCACACCAAATAGTGTGACTAAGGTATTAGTGGCAGCGGGGTTAGGAGCCATTGGTAATTTAAGTGAAAAGCTGGTAGCCGCTGAAATTAATTTTGCAGACATATACAATCCAATTTATACTCAGGATCTTACTACTATTTTGCAAACAATTAATAACAAAAGTGATCTTGAAACCATACAATTTGTATTGCAAACCAATGTTCAAAATATAACTAGCCCCTTGGATTACATTAGTATAGAAAAATGCAGCGGAGTTCCTATCGACAGTGTATTCCAATCATTTGCAGATTTTGGTAAAGATTTATTTCAACGAGCTCCTGGGATCACTTTGACTACAGGTAAAGCTTTCCTTACTTTGTTAACTGAAGTGTTGGCCCGGGTGCCTGCCACAGTTGAATCTTTGGCCACACCTGACAGTTTGTTGCCGCCTGCCATAACAGAAAATTTAAGAAGATATTTGCCCGAGAGTCCCACCGGTGGACCGATTAGTATGTTAGATGTTATTGGGGTAGCATCGGGATATCTAATAGATGAAATAACTTATGTTAATTCGTTGATACAACAATTATACGAAACCAAATATGGGCCGCAAATACGAACGGCACTTACTGAAGTAAGTCAACGGTATAATCAGTATTTTATTGCAGCAAACCCAGATTCAGAAGCGCCTGCAGGCGTCCCGGCGGGACCAGCAGAGAGACTATATCAACAAGCAGTTGACAACTATAGATCGTTATTAGTTACAATAGTGCTTGACCCAGCAACCAGTGCCATTGCATCAAATATAAACGAGACCTGGTCCAAATATTGTGAAAAGTTGGGGTACGAAGTAGTCAATTATAATAAAGCCAATATTACTCCTTCTGATTATACAGACAATTCTATAATTTATAGTTTCGTAGAAAGTTTGCCCAGCTATGCCGCCGATGCTCAAAATATCGGCACCGATTTGTTGTTATATGGCCTTTGCCAAAATAATCAATCGGGCGACATTGTTAAAACTATTTTGGGTCAATTTAAAAATAACCAAACATTATCCAATGTGGGTGTTCGAATTTCCGGCATTGTTTAATTCAAATAGGTAGCAAAAAATCAAAAAACCTACTATAATAAGACATGTTAACTGGTTAAGTTAGCAGTTTATTGTATTTTAGTGTTGGTATATAACACTACACTGTCTAATAAAGGAGAAAGTAATATGGCGCAAGCTATATCAAATCGCTACTACGACAGCATGATGAAGGTAGTACAAATTACCTTGTTAATTTTAGGGCTATGTTTGGCAGTTTATTTTATAACTTCGGTAACTACCCATAAATTAGAATCTTTGCGTAGCAAAATTTTAACAACCGATTCAACTCTAGTGTCGGCAGCAGAACGTACCAAACAATTGGACTGTCTTGCAAAAAATATATATTGGGAAGCAGCCTCGGAGCCGTTTGAAGGTAAAGTTGCAGTTGCACAAGTGACCATGAATCGAGTAGATGCAGGTAATTTTGGCAAAGGTGTATGTGGTGTTGTCTTTCAAAGAAATGTGTTTTATGAAAAAGTCGTTTGCCAATTTAGTTGGGCTTGTGAAAATACGCACAAGATTAAACCTATTCATCCTAAATTATATGCTGAAAGTGAAGAAGTGGCCAAAAAAGTTCTATTAGAAAATTTTAGATTGCCCGGGCTAACAAATGCAATATATTATCATGCAGATTATGTAAACCCAGGCTGGAAAAAAGAGAAAATTATCAAAATTGGTCGTCATATTTTTTATAAAGGTTAATTATGACAATGTTAAACATCAAAATGCTTCGACTCTTGGTTTACATTAAACAGTTCTTTTTGGATCATTTAAAAAAACTTACAGCTAATACGCTGGGATGGTTAGCAGCCATTGTATTACATTGCGCCACTCTTCCTAGCTTGTTGGCCATTATGTCTGGACTTAATGATAAACTGCCCAGTATTGATGTAATTTTATTCATTTGGGCTGGTCTTGTGCTGTTGTTTGCAAGAGCTATTCTTCTGAAAGATCAGTTAAATATTATTACTATCGGAATAGGTTTTATTGCTCAATCTGTTTTGATGGCATTTATACTTTACAAGTGATATGAACTACTTCCAATTATTAAGAAAGTTATACGACATTTACGATAATCTGGAAGGTAAAGAAGTTAATCATTTACAAATAATAAAAAAAATTAAAAAAACTGTTCCATGGACTACTTGTAACATTCACGGGATAAAAACTCTATCAGTGGCCACAAACAATTGGTCTGTTTCGGGTCTTTATGATCCCGAAGCAGACGAGTTTGGAGAAACGTGTGTGGAAATTGAAATAGGTTTCCCGGCAAGAAAAAATGTATTTCATTTTTCAGAAGCAGATGTAAGTAGAAGCCACTGGGGTGAATTTTGCATTGATTTTGCTCAAATTTTAGGTCACGAATATGTTCATATGAATCAGTTCAGAAGAAGAAACTTCAAATGGACCAGACCCTATTGCAGTGTAACATTAAATCCCACTCTTAAAGAAAAGCAAGAATACTACGGTGACAAAGACGAAATAGATGCTTATGCCTTTACAGCCGCAGCTGAAATTATTCTTAATAAGATTATAAAAAGATCATCCCACCAGTTAGTAGAGAGCAGTAATCTATATAAGACCTATGTAAGAACATTTAATAAAACTGATCCTGTGGTTTTAAAATTTAAAAGATTGACAGAGAGATATATTAAACGATTGGAGAAACAATATCATGACACGACCTTCTAACAGTGAAGTTGAAGACATTGAAGAGCAAGATTTTTTAGATAATATCGGCGATGATGATTTTCTTTTGATTTTGGATTCTAACGGAGATTTAAAAACAATACTATTACCCGAATCGTTGACTGAAAATATTCCTAAAAACTTAGTGCAAATATTAAAAATATTAGGTATCGATAATCACAATTTACAATCTAGAACTATTCATTGACATGTTAAAAACTTTTCTCCTAAATAGACCTTTTGTAGTGTTTGACCCTTCTAATAAAGATCATCGTAAAATTTACCGACATTTTTTAAAAACAGGTAGTTGGAAAAATTGCGAGTATCAGTTTGTATGTGAAGCGCCCTACATTGACTTACCAGCTTGTATTAATTTAAAACTAGTAGAATACTATATGGGCCAGGAATTTAGATATAAATTTAAGACTAAAAACAGCACCAAAGACAGCAAGAAATCGGTTGCATAAAATACAGTTTGGTGTTATACTGTATTTCAGTTGGGAAATATATGATGCAATACACACTGATTACAAAAAACGGTAAAATTTTGCAATTTTATGTCAAGGCTGTAGCAGAAACGTATAAGCAAATTTACGGCGGTTATATTGTCTCAGAAGATATTTTGATTGACAAAACTCGTATTGTCACAAAAGCTAGTTTGGTTAACAAAACTCATTGTATAGTTACCTTTTCCTAAAACAGGAGCTTAGTATGGGATTTCGAGTTCTCGGACAGCGTGATAGCCGTTTTCAGCCTATCAAAGGGCTGGAAGGCCCTTACTATTTTGCCAATGGTAGGGTTTTGTACTATGATCCCAAAGCGGGAGAGTACTACGATAGTACTACAGATTTCTACGTTCCCCGGGAAGAAGTGGATCAATTGCACACAGAATTAGCACAATTATTGTCAAGATAATGAATTTGTTGTAAAAATACAACAAAAAATAGGTGTTTTTTGCTTAAAAAACAGGCATTTTTTGGTTGCTCGAAATTCGTCATTTTGCTATAATACTATTATGATGAAACGTAAAGCACGCCAAGACCGCAAGCACGCCGTTTATATGCTGATGAACACCCAAACGGGCGAGTTCTATTTGGGCATCACTGTTTGCGCTCAACAGCTCAAAAAGGCTCTCAAAGTTCGTTTTCAGAAACATGTTCGCCGTGCATTGACTGAAGGCAAAGAATGGAATCTTTGCCGCAGCATTCGCGAACACGGTGCTGAAGTTTTTGAAGTTGAAGTCGTAGAAGTTCTGCGTGGTCGTAAGCCTGCTCATGCACGTGAGCGTGAATTGATTGCAGAACTGCACCCTGCACTTAATCAGTATTGAACACATTAGGAGTATATTATGTTGATTGACTATACCAGCAAGCCTCAAGAATTCGAAGGCAATCTCTATGATCAACGTCACGGTGGTCCTTTTGATCGTGGTGCTGCTGACAGCTACTACCATCGAGGATATAATCCGCACTACTTCCGGGGTGACACTTACTCATCGGAGATGGTGACCTTGGGGGAGATGACTGCGGAGGAGATTACTGCCTACACCGCAGGGTATAACTACAACGAGCAGTTCGGTGACAAAAAGGATTGGGGTTGAACATGGACAAGATGATTCGAGCAACTACCTACGGTGAGGTCGGTATCGACACTGAAGCCAGTCCAGGTAACGGAGCTTACTATGTCAAGGTCTACGAT